ACTTAACGACTACTTTGAATGTCTAATCGAGTGCGATTCATTAGACCAAGGACAATGCAAGAGGATTTGTAGCTACATCCTCAAATAAACCAGAGGGGTTGCGACCCCTCTTTTTTTATGCTACAATTATGACACCCCATACTAAATATATGGATAGAGAAAAACTAAAACTCATCGTCAAGAATCTCAAGTCTCTGACTAATGCGTTGGAGAGTGAGGTTTATTCTGACACTGATGCTTACAAGATTCAGTTACAGCAAGGTGGACCACACTTTGGATTTAACTATGACGAAGGAGACGATGATGGATACCCAGACTGATTGGCGCTACAGTGACGAACGTATGGATGTAAGAACACAAGGACTAAACATTCTTCTGAAAAAATTTGGATCAGAGATTTGCTCTGATGGATCACCACGCTACAGCAATCAAAGCATTTATGAATGCATCCATGATTGGGTATCTCAAGGAAACATGAGAACCGATGGCATCGTTGCCTACTACAAAGCGTACTATGACCCGACTAAAAGATCAAATTAGATTAGCAAAAAAAGCAATCAAAGAAGCAAAGAAAAAACCTAACTTGTACACAGAAGAAGAACTGTTGTACATGGCAATCGCGCTTAGACGTGCTAAAATAGCACTGAGAGAAAAACAACTACGACGCAAACAGGAGAAAGGATTTAGTAATGAATTCAGTGAAGTTGGTAACAGTAACCCCAGACGCAGAGAAGACGATGGGGTACGTAGCGAGGGTGAGCAATCCGAACAACCAGGAGAATCCTAAGGTTTCTGGACTGCTTAAATACTGTATCAAGCACAACCACTGGTCTGTGTTTGAGCAAGCACACATGACCCTGGAGGTTGAAACTACCAGAGGAATCGCAGCTCAAATTTTGCGTCACCGTTCGTTCACATTCCAAGAGTTTTCCCAGCGGTATGCTGACAGTTCTATGTTGGCAGATGAAATCCCTTTGTTTGATCTTCGTTCTCAAGATCATAAGAACCGCCAGAATTCTATTGATGATGTTGACCCTTTCTTGAAGCAAGAACTTGAGATCACACTTAAGCGACACTTCCAGAGTGGTATGGATATCTACAAGCACATGCTTGAGATGGGAATTGCAAAGGAGTGTGCAAGATTTGTGCTTCCCCTAGCAGTTCCCACCAGGATTTACATGACGGGATCAGTTCGTTCATGGATCCACTATATTGAATTGCGTTCCGCTAATGGTACGCAGAAAGAACACATGGACATTGCACTAGATGCAAGACGTGTGTTCGCAGAACAGTTCCCTATTTGTGCGGAGGCACTTGATTGGTTATGAAATTACTTACACTAGATGATTACCAGAGAGCAGGTGAAACTTTCTGGCCTAAGTATTGGTACATCGCTAAAGAACTGGGGGAGGATGCCAAACCAGAGCAAGTCCTCAAAGTTATGGAAGCGATTGGTGGTGTCGCACTGAAGGCAGCACTAGAAGAAAAACTAGCAGGACCATTTGGATTCAATAAAAAGGAGAAAGAAGATGGCGACTTATCCAGTTGTTAATACCAAGACTGGTGAACAAAAGAATGTTGTACTCAGCGTTCATGATTGGGACCAGTGGAAGGATGACAACCCAGAATGGACACGAGACTGGAGTGATCCCTCTACATGCCCTAACTCTGGTGAGACTGGTGATTGGCGTACTAAAATGTCAAAGACTCATCCTGGATGGGCAGACATCATGAAGAACAAGGTGATCCCCAAAGCACCACGCAACAAAACTATTACTGACAAGTACAACTACTGATATGCCTGCAAGAAAGAAGACTACTAAAGCACCTGGAGAGGGTATGACTGCGAAGCAACGCAAGCGTCGCAAGCCCATTGGTGAGGACTACATGCTCCCCATTGAACCACTTACTGACAACCAGAAGGTCATGTTTGATGCCTGGGATGAGGGTAAGATGGTCTATGCCTATGGCGTAGCAGGTACAGGTAAGACCTTTGTGGCACTGTACAAAGCACTTAAGGATGTGCTGAATGACTATACGCCATACGAAAAGATCTATATTGTCCGCTCCCTAGTCGCCACTCGGGAAATTGGTTTCCTCCCTGGAGACCATGAGGATAAGTCTTCTCTCTATCAGATCCCATACAAGAACATGGTTCAGTCCATGTTTGAAATGCCAGATGACAATTCATACGAAATGTTGTATGATAATCTGAAGCAACAGGAAACTATCTCGTTCTGGTCCACCAGTTTCATCCGTGGTACTACACTGGACAATGCAATCGTTATCATTGACGAGTGCCAGAACCTGAACTTCCACGAACTCGATTCGATTATCACTCGTATCGGTCAGGATAGTAAAATTGTTTTCTGTGGTGACGCAGCACAGACTGACTTGCAAAAGATCAGTGAGCGTACTGGCATCATTGACTTCCAAAAGATCCTACAAAACATGCCTGAGTTCCAGCTCGTAGAGTTTGGTATTGAGGATATTGTCCGTTCGGGTCTGGTCAAGTCTTACCTTATCAATAAAATCAATCTGGGTCTATGAAGTTGTTTAATCATGTAGGTGACATAGAACCTATTGAAATGGTTGCCGAGATGGTGGAAGGCAAACGTATGTACATGACACCAGAAGGTTTCAAGTTTCCGTCTGTCACTACCGTGATTAGTAACAACAAAGAAAAGATGGCGGGCATTGCTAGGTGGCGTGCTCGCGTCGGTGAAAAGAAAGCAAATGCTAAGTCTGCTCGTGCTACAGGAAGAGGTACAAAGTATCACTCTATTGCTGAGGATTACTTCAACAACAACCTTGACCTAAAAAAGTATAGTAAGTTTCCACTTCCTGTCCTGATGTTCCACCACAGTAGGGATACTTTGGACCGTATAAATAACATATACCTACAGGAAGCGGCACTATATTCTAAACATTTAGAGCTAGCAGGGCGCGTAGATTGTATCGCTGAGTTCGACGGCGTGTTGTCTATCATTGACTTCAAGACAGCAGAAGAACCCAAGCGTGAGAAATACTTGTACGACTACTTTGTTCAAGAAACTGCATACGCATGTATGTTGCAAGAGAACTACGGGTTGAGTGTAAAGCAACTCGTAACGATCGTTGCTTGTGAGAACGGAGAAACACAAGTCGTGGTGCTTCCACCTAAAAAAGAATTCTTTATGAAGCTAATGGGTTACATCGAGGAGTACCAAGAACGATATGGACAAAAAACAATTATTAGAGGATAAATTTATGACCGCTGCGAAGTTCTCGCAGGAAGTGGAGAAGATTGCTTTACACAATCCAGATATGAATTATATTGATTCGGTTATCCACTACTGTGAGTTAAACGAAATTGAACTAGATAGTGTTGGTAAATTAATTTCTAAACCTCTTAAGGAAAAACTTAAGCATGAGGCACAGAAGTTAAACTTTATCAAGAAAACAAGTCGTGCCAAGTTAATGCTAGTATGAGTTTCTTTAAGTCTGAATTAGTGCGGGGAGACATCCAAGAGATGATTGAACTGCAGCAGTTCTGTTTTAGATCTGCTATGAACTTCGTTCTTCTAGATGACGAACGAAAGATGGATTACATTGACAAACTTGAGCAACTGATTGAGAAACAGAAATTGTTTTATTTCAGAATCAAACTCAGTGACGATCCTGAAGCAAAGTCTGTGCTAGAATCCATGAAGCAGGGCATCGTCATGCTGGGTGCTACCCCTGACATGACTATCGAAGAGATGTTTGATGAACTGCTTGAGAAGGTCGTGATCATGCGACAACAACTAGAGGCAAAGGGTTGACGCCCGCTCCTTTGCCTGTTATTATGACTGAGTGATAGGGCATCACACAAACCAAATCCAAAACAATCCGAGGTAATCCAATGTCTTTCGCAGATCTGAAGCGTAAATCCCAGAACAACTTTGACTTCCTCCAGAAGGAACTTGAAAAGTCATCCAGCAATAAGAATGTTGATGATCGTTTCTGGAAACCAGAGGTTGACGCTTCTGGCAACGGGTATGCTGTTATCCGTTTCCTCCCCGCCCCTGAAGGTGAGACTATCCCCTGGGCAAAACTGTACTCCCACGCCTTCCAAGGTCCTGGTGGTTGGTACATCGAGAACTCCCTGACCACACTGGGTGAGAAAGACCCTGTTGGTGAGGTGAACCGCCGTCTCTGGAACAGCGGTAGTGATGAAGACAAAGAGACTGCACGTAAGCAGAAGCGTAAGCTCCAGTATTACAGCAACATCTATGTCGTGAAGGACCCCAAGCACCCTGAGAATGAGGGCAAGGTGTTCCTCTACAAGTATGGCAAGAAGATCCATGACAAGATCCTCGCTGCTATGCAACCTGAGTTCCAAGACGAGACCCCTGTGAACGTCTTTGATCTTTGGGAAGGTGCTAACTTCAAACTGAAGATCAAAAAGGTTGCAGGTTACTGGAACTATGATTCTTCTGAGTTTGATTCTGTCTCTGCTCTCAGCGCAGACGATACTGAACTTGAAGGTATCTGGAAGACTGAGCACTCGCTTGAATCGTTCACTAACAAGGATCAGTTCAAGTCCTATGAGGATCTTGAGCGTCGCCTGAACATGGTACTTGGTATCAGTCAGCGTCCTCCTGCTCGTCCTTCTGTCGATGACGAAGAGTACGAACCAGTCGCTGCTACTGGTGGGTTCAACGATGCTGACATCACACCTCAGTCTTCGTTCCGTCAGCAGATGAGTGCTCCCTCTCCCGTCAAGGAAGAGGCAGTCGTTGATGATGACGATGCCCTGTCCTACTTCGCTAAACTTGCGGAGGAGTGATATGGAACATGCAGTAGAAGCATGGAACACGATGGGATGGTTTGAGGGTTTCCTCTTCACCGTCTGGATCGTGGGTCTGTATTGGGGTAAACTCAAAATTGATCAACGGTTTGCACGACGCACTGTGTATCGTGTCAAACTAGAAGACAAGTAACTTAACTAGGATCTCCTAACCGAGATCCTTTTTAATGACCTTTACTTAAAGGTTAACCTAACGTTAGTTTACATGACGGTTAACCCGTGCTAAATTACTTTTGGATCAAACGTCGTTGATCTATTTTTTCACAAAGGAATTCCAAACAAATGAAAGCAACCGCTCTTGCCGCACTGGCACTGTCTGCCCTGGCGACACCTGCCTTTGCAGGACCCTATGTTGAGTCCAAACACGAATTTAAAGGCACCGATGATGACTACAGCAAGGCTGTTCATCAAGGACGTGTCGGTTACGAATGGAAAACTGGTCGCTTCTCTCCTTACGTTGAAGCTGGACTAGGTGTTTCCGTTCCTGATGGTGGTGATAATGATACATTCAAAGCACTGGAAGTAGGAACTAAAGTGAAGATCACTGATGAGTTCTCTGCTTATGGTAAGTGGGAAAACATCTTCCAAGATAGTGATGACACCCGTGACTGGAAGGTTGAAGTCGGAACCAAGTACAAGTTCTGAGGTAAAGGAGAATGAAACTCAAAGCAATCGCTGCTGCCATCTTGGCAGCACCCCTGGTGGTGGCATGTGGTTCCACTGAGAAAGCAAACGAACCATTTAAATTAAATGGTGCTGGTGCTTCGTTCCCTGCCATGTATTATAATGCTGTCCTCAAGTCTTTCTCTGATGA